TTGTATCTAATGGTGACAGCATCTGTACTACACAATTGGAGATGGATTATATATTCTTCCGAGAACAGAACTGCCGCTGTTAAGATGAGGCTTATGGAGTTCTTAGTTGATGTACCTGTTAGTGACATGCACTATGAGGAAAGAGTAGCCGCATACAAGTGGGTGAACAAACATTTTACGATTATAAATAACAATCAAGTGTATAGTTACACCGACCTTATAGTATTCGCTGAGAAACTTATACGACAAGAGCCTTATGATGGTATACTGATTGACCCTTACAACTCATTGAAGACAACCATATCAAAGAACGCTCAACTATCTTCTCATGAGTATCACTACGAGGCCGCATCAGAACTACTCACCTTTAGTGTCAACAACAACATGGCAGTGTGGCTGAACACCCACTCGGTTACTGAGGCTCAAAGAATTAAAGGCCCCGATGGATTGCCTGTAGCACCGAGTGCTGCTATGACTGAGGGCGGCGGTAAGTTCGTGAATAGGGCCGATTCTTTCCTCACATTTCATAGAAAAACGCAGTCAAACGACTACGATATACGCCAACGTACAGAGATTCATGTGCGTAAACAACGTAACCAAGAGACCGGTGGTCAACCCACACCTTGGGATGATCCTGTGGTTCTTGAAATCAATAGTTCACGTACAGGTTTTAGGAATCTTGGTAGTAGTGAAAAAAGTTTTACTCCTTTAGCGTACAAGAACAGTAGTTTAGACTTATATTAGAGGGTGGATGAAGTCACCGAAATCAAATTGGAGTTACCAAAGCCGCCTTCGCTTAATCAATTTTACAGTGGGAGGCATTACGCGGTACGCTCAAAGTACAAAAAAACTTACTGGGAAAAAATCCAAAAGGTTCTTGAAGGATTTGATAAGTGGCACATGGAGTCTATGTCTATTCATGTTTACTACAATTGCCGTTATGATGTTGATAACGCTATTTGTTGCAGTAAATTTCTTGCTGATTATCTACGAAACAATGGTTATATTGATGACGATAGTCCTAGATTTTTCACATCACAGTCTACGCATTACGACGGGACGGTGGCCAAGGACACCTTTGTAGCAAAAATAAAAGCGCATGGATACGAAACTATTAAGTAAAGTTTATTTCCTGGCGACTGCAAGAATGCAGGAAGCAGCCATAGAGTTGTACGAAGACCTACACACAAACAGTGGTGAGGCTCGTACCGATGCTGAACGTCTGCATAACACCATACGAAAGCATAAGAGAAGCATAGATACAGAATTTGATTTAATAAGAGCCGCATTGTTAGAGCATTATGATGACGCTGATTTATCTTGACGGCCTAAATGGTATCAACTATCACCGGCTAATGACACCCTTCCTTAGACTTAAGGAAGAGGAGGATCTGGAGATACACTTTATAGAAAACTTTAATGACCTTAAAGAGTTCGACCTTTCAAAGGTCAAGAACCTTGTAGGGTCAAGAAGGTTTAGCGTCTCCAATCATAAAGCATTCAAGCAGTATCTGGTAGACAATGATGTCAAACTTATATTAGACAACGATGACTATTGGAAACTACCAAAGGATAATCCTGCTTACGAATACTACAAGAACCATCAGTCAAAAGATATCAAGGCGAGTATACTCATAGCCGATGAGATTTGGAGTCCCTCTGCGTTTCTTGTAGAGATAATGAAAGACATAAACCCTTCCGCTGTATACCGGGTGATACCGAATACCATACATCAAAAGGAGGAGCAATGGATTGATTGGGAAAAGGATATGCCTAAAGACTACAAGGTTCGCTTTGGATATCTCGGAGCCAATGGACATCAAAAAGATTTAGAGCAGATGGGTATGACGTTTGAAGACCATGAGTTATATTGCATGGGTCTGATGGACTATCCAGAAAAGTTAAAAGCAAAGTATAGAATGAACCCTGTGGATATTACTCAGTACGCTAAGTTGTACAAGTTCTTCGATGTCTCCCTTAGCCCCTTGAAGGACTCCAAGTTCAACAAAAGCAAGTCTGAATTAAAAGTAGTTGAAGCAGGGTTCACTCGTACTGCAATCATAGCATCAAACGTAACGCCATATAAGGAGGTTATAAAGCACGGAGAGACAGGCATCCTGTGTGACACACCACAAGAATGGAAGGAGGCCGTAGAGGGCATGACATTACCCAAGGCTATGAGGCTTGGTAAGAATCTTTACGAGTATTGTAAAGAGCATTATGATTTGTCTACCATAAATAAACTGCGGCTTGAAGGACTCTCATGAAAGACCAGATCCCATCATACCTAAAAGAATATGCCAATGACCTTACGTTAAGAAGGATTGATGCTAATCGCAGAAGGTATAAGGGTACTCACAAACAGAGAAAGGGTACAAAGCAATCAGTATTATTGGGAGAAGTATCAAGAGAGTATTACACAGAGTACATAGGCATACTTGGTGAGTTGCTTATCCGTCATTACTTTGAGGTTACACCAGAGGTAACTAGATATACAGTGTCTACGCTGTTAAAAGAAACAAAGAATGTTACTGATGACCCAGACATTATAGTAGAGTCAACAAAGATTAAGTACGGACTTAGTGTAAAGACTTGTGAGAAAACATTCAAGGCTAACAAGAGAGCGATGGATAAAGAAGAGTCCGACATAGTACTCTTCATCTTGTTTACATCACCAGACGAATATCTATTTGCCGATTTCACACCCGACGATGTAAGGCTCTGGGATGTAAGGCACGCATACTCACCCTATTACGAAATGAAACCTCTATAGATACGTTTTGTATCTTCGATGCTCCCACAATTTCGTGGGTTACAAACAATTATTTATCGCTCATTATGGAAGACTTCGACAAATTCGTAGCAGAACTTGAATCGGCTGAACAACCGACTTGTAACACCTTAAACCCGGAAGACTGCGAAGCGTGTGGCTCCTGATCAGGAGATTAATTTCTTACGTAAGAAAAGCACAGATAGAAGAAGCAACAGTAAGTAAAAAGAAAACTTGTAAACCTTGTTGTACCACCTGTCGCTGTCCTTCATAACGATGGACGGGACAGGTACTTCTATCACCTGTACAATAGTATCACTTTCGCAAATTGCGTCTACCATAATGGTGTCAAACGAACGCACGATGTTAACCTTAAGTCTATCCTTAGTGATGGTAATGGTGTCCCGCTGTTGAAGAGTTATGGTATCACGCACCGAGACCGGTGCAGTTACAATCGTATCCGTAACAACAACCGTGTCTTTCCTTAGTACGCTGGGGTCTTTCTTGATTGCTTTTCTTAGGTGCCACTGCGCGCTGCAACTGCTCAATGATAGCACTATTATTAATAAGGATAGCCATTTCATTTATCTCAACTGATAGTTAACACCCGCTCTTAGGTTGAATATATTTCTGTCCCAATACTTCATGTACTCGACCTCTGTAAAAAAGCCCCAACGCTTTCCTGGTTTCCATCCAAAGACAAGACCTGTACTGTAGTCAACCCATTGATTCCCATCTACGTAGTTGCTATAAGAAAACTCTTCTTTGTCACCTACGTGCATGTGGTAAGGAAGAATGTTTAACCAAGAGTGTATCCAAAAGTCATCCTCATAGTGATAATAGTCTACCCCAATTATCGCAGACACAGACTGAATAAGACCAACACTATCTATGCTAAGTTTGTTGAATTCATTTACGATACCAGGGTAGATATATCTGCGGAAGTCTTCATCGGTATCAGCAACCTTCTCCCCTTCTGGGTCTAACCAGAACCAGTCGCCGTTATCTATCTCATCATCATTGTCGTAATCAATGCCATAGTAGACGTCTTCATAACCCATGTTGCGTACTAAGTCCCACCAAGGGTTGTGTGCTAAGAAGTCTGCTATTGGATTATATCCATATGACCTGTGTAAACGCCCGGCAACACCTGCTGAAAAATCTAACTCACCTATATGTAATCTTAGTCTTGATTCTACTTGCGTATAATTCAAATCAACAAGCCCTTGACTATAGTACTCGCCCTTTACCATAAAGTATTTAGCAAGGTATCTAAGGAAGTATCTTTGGTTTACGTATGCTGACCCTTGCTGACGACCCACGTCGTACTGAGCAAGGTATTCAAGTCCCTTCACAGAACCAACTGTAGCAGACAACGCTGTTGTAGACTCTGTTTGTCCGTCATAGAACCTGTTCTGTCTGTTCTCATAGTCATACCGAGCAACCCTACGTACTCCTATGGTTGCCTTATAATCAAACGGATTCTCTATAGTTATGTTTTGAAGATCCCCGCCTTGAGTTACATAGTATTCTTTTTGAGCAGGCATTGGTGAAGAAGCAAAAGCACTCGTGTAAAATGTAGCGTACTTAAATATACCCCCCACCACCTGTGCCTGGGAGAATATGGAGGACAGTACAAAGAAAGTAATTAGTATGTTTCTCATCAGAATTTACTTGCTCCAGTTATTTTATCAATGACATCCTGTATATCCTGGTGTGTAACAGAAAGGCTTAACGAAAGACCTGGCTCCCACCGCTGTATCTCTTTACCGTTTTCGTAAAGTATTATTGTAGGAACAGACTTTATGTCTGCGTATTCTTTAACCTCAGCATCATCAATCCATGCGTCGATAACCCGGGCGTCACTAATTTTTTTTAATGGTACGCTGTTGCTAGAATTAAACTCAGCGTTATAATGAACCACCACCAATCCCCTGATCGGTACCTTGAAGGCACACAGCAGGGTGAATGCTATGGCGAGGGCAGCCTTTTTCATTTCATCTCGAAGAGACGCCCCTCTATTTTGTCTAGTTGCTTCTTGATGTCATCAACATCCGACTTGGTGTTCATGATTGTGGTGCGTATCAACTCATCTTTTAAGTCGTACTCTGTTCTTCCTATCACTGGTGCAGGTAATTCTTTTGCCTCTTGCACCTCAGCCTTTAGGTCAAAGTATCCAAGGCTAACTATCACTGCGCCGCCGATAATCATACCAACGGTCTTTAGTGATAGCCCTACTACTGTGTCCTCTGATATTTCTTTATTTATCTCCACCGGACTTAGCAAATTTTTCTAATCCAGCAATTCCAAAACATCCTATCGTGACGTACACGAAAGAGTTGTAGACACCTTCATTGATTACTAAATCCTTTCCTAACGCACCTGTTACCAGATCAAGCGTCATGACACAAACCATTACAGCAAATGAAAGCGCACCGAGAATACTCTTCTCGTTCCAGTCATTGCTGTCTTTAAATATTTCTTTCCAACTCATTACTTGCCCGATGATCCCGAAGAACCAGACGATCCAGAGGAACCCGATGAGCCAGATGAGCCAGAGGAACCCGATGAACCAGACGAACCAGACGGGGAACTAGCCCCCGAGCCATTGTCGCTCTTGCCTTCGCAGTATTTACTTTTTCTTTTAAAAACCTTTACGGCTAGCCAACAATATAATTTCTTTAATCTTTCCATTCTACAAATATAAGTATCCTATTTGGGAAGTTCGAGGTCGTACTTCACATACATAGCCTCCTCTGGGCTCTTAGCAAACGTCCTGTCAATAGTACTCTCTACACTAGAGATGATACTGTAGTTGCCAAACTTAGCAGAATAATTAGCAGCGAATTGATACGCTCTCTTTATCTCATCCAACCGCACCTGTCTGTTGACCTTTTCTGCATCACTCAATGAGGTGTAAGGCTTGCGGAAATTCTGCTCGCTCATATTGTAGTAGAACTGTCTTGCTATATCAACAGGATAGTCTCTAAAGATTACGGCAGTAGATAACTCAGCCGCTGTTTCAAGGGGTTGCAACTCTATGTCTGGGTTTTCCTTCGCTTCCTTCATGCGCTTGCGATATGCACGAGCGATGTAGTTAAAGTTAGGCGGTATAAAAGTCTCCTTAAAGATATAAGAACCATAAGCATCTGACCACTCCGTTAGGTTAGGCCCAATGATGTACCTGTGGAACCAACCTACGTCATCGTTACTAAGGATTGGCCGTCCATAAGAGTCCTTTCCATCAACAAGATTAAAGAGTAATCGCGCTGCAAGGTTAGGGTCTTTGAAATCAGCGGCTATACTTTGTAGCATATTGCTTCTGGATATACCGTTACGTCCATATATAAGCCCTTGCAATTCATCGTATGGGTCTTCCGAACTCATGTTAGCAAATCGAATCTTACCGTCTTTGTCCATCCCTACAGCGACAATGTTTGAGCCCTGCATCCATGGAGGTAATACATAATTAGTAGACCTTGCTTGTTGTCCAAGTTCATCTTCCTCGTCGTCCTTCAATAACAAACCTGCTATGGCTTGATACCCTACCTTAGATAAGCCGGCAAGTGCGAGCCCCATGCTTAGTGTACCTGCACCATCTGTCATGTACGCACCACGTTGTGATTTGGTTAGGTTCTCGTTAGTCATAGCCTGTCCCAGATCTGCAACTGCATTACGATAGATGCTAAAGAAACTACGGAAGGCTTCCACACGGAACGAAAGGAAGTCACCAACAGGTAACTTAAATAGATTGCGTAATGACGGATGTATACGAGACATGGTAGGCATGTTCTGCTTGATACGCTCGGCTGTCATCTCGTCCACCTGCTGCTTCTGAGCAAAAGAAAGTTCATCGTATGACTTACCCTCGGGATTAGACTCAAGTCTCTTAGCGAAGTTCTCACGCTTAGTGAGGTAAGCAATCATCTTGGTATAGTCATCAATGAATCCATACTGATAGGCGGTACGTGCTGCCTTTATACCTAGTTCCTGCTGTGCTTTTTTCACCCCTGCTGGTAACCACTTCCACGCTAACTCTGGCGACACACCTTCCAATTGCTGGATGAATGAATCATTGATGTCACTAAACATACCCATGTTTGGAGATGAGCCAAGCAATCCAAGTTCTCCCATGCGGTCAAGAATTTTTTCATACTCTGGATCTAACTCACCGTCCTTCATTTTCTTGAACCTGTTCCTCAAGTCTTCCATTGCAGTAAGCCCTCCTCTGTGCTTATTAAATGGAAGCACAAAGTTTGCTCCTAAGAAATACCAACCACCCATGATGTTCTTTCTCCAGGTAGGTAGGTTGTATAGTACACGCACACGACGCATCTGTAACAGAAGTTTATAGTATCCTTGAAGAACCTTGTTGTCAGACTGATACATCGGTGTTTGCTTCAGCATGCTAACGAAGTCATTCTTCACAGCCTTGCCGCTCATTGGAGATTTCTTCTCCTCAATAACCGTATAGTTCTCTAGAAAGTAATCCTTTAGTTTGTCTTCGATGTAGTCAATACGATCTGAAGGAAACGCAGGGGTTTGACCATCTATTAGTTGACCACCTGTTCTTGTATAGAAATCATCAAAGGACTCTTCCTTACCCATAAGGCCCATGTCACGTGCAATTTGAGGAACCCTTACACCAAGTCTTTTCTCTGGGTCTTTAGACATGATGGCACGTACAATCGGAGTAGTAACAATTAAATCCCCAAGGTCACTACGCTGTGCAATCTCATTTACTCTATCCACCAGTGTGAACTGTTGCACCATGTTGGTAAGAGTAGCAACGGTTTGACTGAACTTAATGTATGGGTCTTTCTCTACGCCCATGTAGTCCATCAACTCAATAGGTAAGTCTTGACGCTGTTTTAATTTCTTAGTAGGTATTCTTAGTTTACCCAAGTCTTTAGTGCCTGCCAAGCCTTCGCCATATCTACCTTGAGATTCTCGTGATGCTGCCTCTATGTTTCTTAGACTATCCTTGACCCTGTTCTTAACCTCTTCTATCTGAGTTGTCTCTACGAACTGAACAATGTCATCTAACTCATTCATATCAAGATTCCTTGCCTCCATCTCCTCAAACATTTCATCAGTGAAGTTGTCGTTTTCATATATGTCAAAAGCGATGTCGTATATCATGGCATCTACCATAGATTTCTCAGCGGCTGCTCTTAGTTGTGGGTCGAACTTAAAGTTGGGATCAGTAAACGCACGATATGTTCTTGTGCCGTATGACGCTGTGTTATCTATAATAGTCTCCTGCAATTCACTGCTTAGGTTATCAAAGACAGCGCTGTTCTGTATAGACTCCTGCATAGAAGCACGTATCGCTGTTAATCTTCCAAGTTGTTTCATCAACTCGGGGTTTATTTCTTGCAGTTTATCGAAGGCTTCTCGTCTTGTCTCTTCCTTTGCACCAAACAGATAGTCATTAGACAGGTCAGCCACCTCTTGTCTCTGCTCGTCTGGTAACTTATTTGTTATCTTATTTATCTGACGCAACGCAAGGTAAAATCTATTGATGTGCTGTACGTTTATAGACTCCGAAATCTCCAATGCTTGAAGCACATCTCTACGTGTTCCTCTAAGCCTGTCTATACCAAGAACCTTCTCGAGTTTCTTTGCTAATGCGTTTAGTTTAGGGCCTAGAATTCCGGTTAGTTTTTCTAGAGGATCAAAGGTCTTGTCGTAGTTCTCTGGATCTGGTATACCTGCCACGTTTTTACTTGGCTCTACATCCATCTCGCCCGTAGGCTTTTCAAACCCGTACTCGTCCTTCTCTGTTTTTTCCGTAGTCGTTGGTCGCTCTCTTTGAAAGCGTTCTGTCTGCAAGGATTCGGCCATAGGTACTTGACTGATGTCTGCACCAGCACGTACAGCCTTACTCATTCCTTTCATGTACTCAGAAATATCTTTAGCCAGACCAGCCTCTTCAAATATCTGTACACGATTGCCTGTTATCTTACTTACGACACCATTTAAAAACGCTTTGAGTTCCTCGAGAAAAGATGCTTCAAAAACAATTCTTTCACTACCGAGTAAGCCACCAAGTTGAACCATAAATTCCTCTGACTTGTAAGCACCAGCAGATTCTCCATCCTCACGCTCCATGTATCGCTCCGCAAAAGCATTTAACTCCTTGACATTGCTCTCGCTTAACCTACGAATCACAAGTTTCCTAAACTGATTGAAGTCAATAGGTCTGTCGTTAAAAAACTTTGAGAATATCTTGTGGTAAACCTCATGATACGCAGTGCCTTCTGCTGTATATCTATCTACCTTACCTCTCTGAGATAGGGATTCATCTGCGGATGGTATAGACACTATAATAGGAGCGTCTTTAGTGCCTACTCTACCAGAGGTTATACCAGCAGCATTTTTTAAATCTGCTTTTTTAAAGCCAGCCGCTTTACCCGCTGCGTAGAAACCCTTTCTTCCAAACCCTACATTGAAATCTTTAGAGTCTGGATTCAAAAGTCTGTAGGCCTCACTTGCTAACACAAGTTTGCTTAGTATCCGCTGTTCTTTTATAGGTATCCTTTTACCGTCGCTATATTTTCCTTCCTCCAGCATTGTTCGCAATGCACCCGCGTCGTTCTTATCAAACAGGTTAAAGAAAACTCCTTTCTTCCTGTCTCTGTTGTATTTAAAATCAGTCAGCGCGTCGGCTACACTTTTACTTCTTGATTTTCTACCTACTTCTTCTTGGCGTGCTTGAAGTATTCCACTAATTTGAGCCTTCGCTCTGCTTGTTTCCGACTTGGGTACGTCCCCAAGTTCTTCCCCGACTTGCTCTGCACCTGGTACTTCTTCGGGCTTAACTT